CGCACCTCAGCCATGATGGCTGACGCCTTCGAGCTTCCAGCAGGCGAACTGGCCGATAGCATGGGCAAGATTGCCGGTCTGTTCAAGATCCCGATCCAGGCGATCGGCGATCTGGCCGATTCCATCAACTACCTGGACGATAACGCCATCAGTAAAGGCGGCGATATCATCGAATTCTTGACCCGCACCGGTGGCGTGGCCTCGGCCGTCAAGGTGACAGGGCAGGAGATGGCGGCCCTTGGCTCTACCCTGCTGACCCTTGGCGAGCGCACGGAAACCGCTGGCACAGCCACCAACGCGATGTTCCAGAAGTTTGCCGCCGCCGATAAGGGCACCAAGAAATTCAAATCCGCCCTGAAAGAAATTGGGATCTCAGCGGCGGAAGTTCAGAAGGGGATGCAGCAAGATTCCACCGCCACCATGATGAAGGTTATGGATGCGATCGGTAAGCTGCCGAAAGAGAAGCAGCTCGGCGTAATGGTCGAGCTGGTGGGCCTTGAGCACTCCGACACCCTGGCTAAGCTAGCCAACAATACTGGCGAGTGGCGCCGCCAATTGGCGCTTGCGAATGGCGAAGCCGCCAAAGGCAGCATGTCGCGCGAGTTCGCCGCCCGCTTGCAGACCACCAACGCCCAGTGGACGCTGATGAAGAACCGCACATCTGAAGTTGCCGTAAATATCGGCTCCGTTTTGCTTCCAGCAATTAACGACACATTCAAAACGATTGCGCCCATGGTTGGCGCTATGGCTGACTTCGCCAGAGAAAACCCAGCTATTACAAAGGCCATTGTCGGAACTGCGGTCGCGCTAGTAGGTCTGAAAATATCCACCATGGCTATTGGCTACGCCTTCACCTTTTTCAAGGGTGGGGTGCTTTCCGTCATCGGTCTGTTCTATCGCATGGAGGCGGGTGCCGCGCTTGGCGCTGGCAAGGTGACTTTGCTGGGCAAGGCGTTTGCTTCGGCAGGTCGCGGCGTAATGTGGCTTGGCAAAGCCCTTGGGACTGGGGTTGTTACTGGCATCAAGGCGCTGGGCAAGGCGTTCATGTTTGTCGGACGGTCAATAATTTGGATTGGTCGTGCCCTTATGATGAACCCCATAGGCTTGCTCATCACCTTTATCGCCGGGCTTGGATATGTGATTTATGAAAACTGGGACTGGATAGGACCATGGTTCGGAAAACTATGGGATGGGATTGTAGAAAAATTTGATTATGCCGCCGGAAAAATAAAAAGCCTGATTGATGACATCAAACAGCGCTGGGAAAGTTTTAAGAATCTTGTCTCTGGCGGGGTTGGTAGTGTTTGGAACTCCACCGTAAGCACAGTTACTGATACTGGCAGTAAGATTGGAGGGGTATTTAAAGATGCGTTTAAGTGGGCAGGGTTTGGCTCTGATCAAGAGCAAGGCACCCAGGCTCCACTTCCTGAGCAATCTCTACCTCAATTACCACCCATCAGAACCAACAGCGGCGGAAAGGCTGGCCCGTATTATGACCAAAGCCAGATAACCATACAGATTGCCCAGCGTAAAGGTGAAAGCGATCAAGCTTTTGCCAAGCGGCTTGCTGCTGAACTTGAAGCGCAACGTGGCGTTCGCCAGCGCAGCATGATGACAGAAGGAATGATACCTCAATGATCGGCCTTTCCCTTGGCCCCAGCGTGATGATGCAGCTCGGGGCCTTCCAGTTCAGCATCAGCACCGCAGCCTATCAGGAGCTGACCCGCCGCAGCGAATACCGCTGGGCATCACAGGATCGCTTCGGCAAGCAGCCAAACCTGCAATACACCGGCCCTGCCAGCGAGGCGATCTCGCTGGTGGGCGTCATCTATCCGGATTACAAGGGCGGCGGTGGCCAGCTCGACAAGATGCGCCAGCTCGCCGGAGGCGGCCAGCCGCTCAATCTGGTGGGTGGGGCAGGGCAGATGATGGGCCGCTGGGTGATCGAGAGCCTGGAAGAGAAGCAGGGCACCTTTGCCGCCGCTGGGGCCCCGCGCAAGCAGGAGTTCACCATTGCGCTCAAGCGGTTCCCCGATTCGGCAACCAACCAGATCGACGCGCTCGGCAAGCTGGCCAGCGGTACCACCGCCAGCTCAGGCCTTGGCAGCTTCGCAGATGGGGCTATTGCCACGGTAGGATCGGCGATCAGCTCGATGACCAGCGCCCTCGATGCGGTGCAGGCCAAAGCCGCCGAGATCGGCAATGCTGTTGGGCCGGTCATTGCCACGGTGCAAAACAGCATCCGCACCGCCCGGGATCTGCAAAGTCAGGTGAGCAACCTCAAGGAGGCCAGCAAAAACCTGAACTCGCTGGAAAACGTGCAATCCGCCATCTATGGCGTGATGTCGGCGGCCTCGGCGGCATCCAATGCCGGGGCAGTAGCCTCCGGCGCGGCCACCTTGCTATCCAGCACCATGACCACCACAGATCCGGAGGCGATCACTGCCGTTCGCAGCTGCACCAGCTCTTGCAGCCGGTCGGCCGTTGAATCAACCAGGGTGCATGCCGAAACATCCAACTTCAATCAGACGCTGGGGGCATGATGCAGACCTATCGCACCAGTGACGGCGACACCCTGGACTACATCGCGTGGAAGTTTTATGAAACGCTCGATGGGCGGGTGGTCGAGCAACTGCTCGATGCCAACCCCGGCATTGCCGATCTCGGCCCTGTGCTGCCAGCCGGGGTGCTGGTAAAAATGCCTGACATCGCCCCGCAGCAGCAGGAGCAGGGAGTCAGGCTGTGGAGCTGACAGACCGCATCGCGCCGACATGGAAGATCATCGCCAACAAGGCCGACATCACCGCCCAGATCAGCGAGCACTTCGTCAGCCTGACCCTAACCGATGCGGTCGGGCTGGAATCGGATATGCTGGATATCACCCTGGACGACTCCGATCCGGATAAGCCACTACTGATCCCGCCTGAAGGGGCAGAGCTTGAGCTCTACCTCGGCTATGGCGGGGTAAACCAGTACATGGGGCTATTTGTGTTCGACGAGGCCGAGCTGGCAGGCTGGCCGTCTCAGCTGATCATCAGGGCAAGAGCCGCCACCTACGACAAGAGCAAGGGCGGCAAGACCAACCTGCAGACCCAGAAAAACCGCAGTTGGAAGAAGGGGACCACTCTTGGCGACATGGTCAAGACCATCGCCACCGAGCACGGCATGGAGGCAGCGGTTGCGCCGTCACTGGCCGCCATTGCACTGCCCCACACCGATCAATCAGACGAGTCAGATATCAACCTGCTGGTGCGCATGGCCAAGCGCTATGACGCCATCATCAAGCCCGCCGCTGGCAAGCTGATCCTCTCCAAGCGCGGTGAGTCCCGCTCGGTCAGTGGCAAGCCGCTGCCACCGGTGACCATCACTGCCGGCGACTGCTCAAGTTACCGCCTGGTTAAGTCGAAGAGGGAAACCGCCGGGATGGTGGTCGCCTACTGGCATGCGGTGAAGAGCTCCAAGCGAAACGAAGTAAAAGTGGGGCAGGGTGAGCCAGTGCGCCGCCTGCGCCAATACTACCCGACCGAAGAGATGGCCTTGGCTGCTGCCCGCGCCGAGCTGTCGCGCAGGGAGCGGGCACAGGAGACACTGGCACTGTCAGCAGTCGGCGACCCAGGCTATCTGGCAGAAGCACCGCTGACCACCACGGGGTTCCGGCCAGACATCGACAGCCAGTGGTTGATCTCCCGCGTCACCCATTCACTCGACTGCACCGGCGGCTACGTCTGCGACATCGAGGCAGAGAAGCCCAACAGCGGCACCGAGCCGGATGTAGAATTGGTGTAATCAGCGCCGAAAGAAGAAACAGAAAGCCCACATATCAGAATTAGTACAAAACCAAGTACAGATTAAAATGAAGCCTTTGATTTTTCATTTAAATCAAAGGCTTTTTGCTGTGTATCATAATCGTGGAAGTAGAAGGTGGGCTGTGTGTCTTGGTTCTTTGATGTGCTCATTTGTTCTTTATGTGTCGCCTAGGCGTTTGATTTTATGGTTCTTTATGGTGTGTTCAGTCATATCTGAGCACTCAGTAATTCTTTCATTGTTCACCGTTGTCTAGCCCCGTTCACTGGCTATTTAGTACAACTGGAAGTACAAAATATGGTATTTTGTTAGTACAAAATTTTATTGGGTGAGCGATGGCAATTTCAGACAGCTGGCTGCGAGGCATCAATGGTAAACCATACACGGGTCAGAGCGAAG